CAACAGCTGATTTAGCCACTACAGCCTATAATGGATTAACAGATGTTGCTACATTTGGTGGTGGTACTGGTACTACTAATGGAGTAAATGATAATAATAATATTTCCTTTACTATTAAAACAATAGGTGAAGGCCTTAAATTCAACAGTACTATAGATACTAGCCCAGCTACTATAGTTCAATTATCAGATGGTTCATTAACATCTGGTTCGGAAGATAATTTACGGTGGGAAGTTTCTAATGTAAATAATAACCAAGGTACATTTGCCCTTACAATTAGAAGGGGTGATGATACACTAAGAAGTAAAACAATCCTAGAAACATACACCGGTTTATCATTAGATCCCAAAGCTGATAACTACATTGAAAAAGTAATTGGTAACCAATTTCTATCTGTAGACACCGCTACCGACCCAAATCAACCGTTAATTAAGTTAAATGGTGATTTCCCGACTCGTTCGCGATATGTTTATGTGTCCAATGTAAATAAACAAACACCTGATTACTTTAATTCAGATGGTACTGTAAACACAGACGGAACTAAATCTTACTCAGCATCATTACCATTACCTGCTTCAGGAGCATTTGCAGGTGGAACAGGAGACATTTTACCAAGTAGTACCGCTGGATTATATTTCGAAAATATTGGTAGTGGAGTATCAGGAATTCAAGGATTAAGCACAGGTGATTATACCCAAGCAATTAAAATCCTTAAAAACACTGATGATTTTAGATTCAATTTAATCTCAGCTCCAGGTATTAACTATAAAGATCACGCAACCACATTTACTAGTTTAGTAGAATTAGCAGAAGATAGAGGAGATACGTTCTTTGTAGGTGATTTAGTTGGATATGGTGAAAACCTTGCCAATGTTACATTACAAACAAATAATCTCAATACAAGCTTTGCTGGTAGCTACTGGCCTTGGGTTAAAACACGAAGTGCTGAATTAAGTAGAGATGTATGGTCACCCGCCTCAACAGTAATGCCAGGTGTTTATGCATATAATGATAGAGTGGCTGCCCCATGGTTTGCACCCGCAGGTTTAAACAGAGGTGGGTTAAACGTCAACAGGGCTGAAGTTAAATTAACATCAGCAATGCGTGATACATTATATGATGCAAGAGTTAACCCAATTGCAACATTCCCAAGAAATGGTGTTGTAGCATTTGGTCAAAAGACACTCCAGAAAAAATCAAGCGCACTTGATCGTATTAACGTTAGAAGATTATTAATCGCATTGAAAAACTTTGTTGGAGACACAGCTAAAGGACTCGTATTTGAACAAAACACAGCAAATACAAGAAACAGATTCTTGAATGTTGTTAATCCATATCTTGAAAGCGTACAACAAAAACAAGGATTATATGCATTCCGCGTTATAATGGATGAGTCTAATAACTCACCAGACGTGATTGACAGAAATCAATTAGTTGGTCAAGTATTACTCCAACCAACAAAAACCGCAGAATTTGTAATTCTCGACTTCACTATCCTACCTACTGGAGCTACTTTTGGAGAGTAATATATTTATAACAAACGAATAAACAACACGAAAAATGGCAATATTAAGTTCAACAGAAATGTTCTATCAGGCATACGAGCCTAAATTACAGAACAGATTTCTATTCCAAATAGATGGTATTCCTGCATATCTCGTAAAAAATGCAGAACGCCCTAAATACACTAACGAAATTGTTGTGTTAGACCACATCAATAAGAAAAGAAAAGTAAAGGGTAAATCAGATTGGTCTGATATTAGTGTTACTCTCTATGATCCTGTAACACCATCAGGTGCCCAAGCCGTAATGGAATGGGTTAGATTATCACACGAATCAGTAACTGGTAGAGATGGTTATTCTGATTTCTATAAGAAAGAAGTTAGATTCCATACTTTAGGTCCTGTAGGAGACGTAGTTGAGGAATGGGTATTGAAAGGTGCCTTTATCCAAAACGCATCCTTTGGACAAGGAGATTGGAGCTCTTCAGCCCCAATGGAAATCCAATTAACAATTTCTATGGATTACGCCATATTGAACTACTAATATTCGCCAAATATTTTAAAGAGAGGGGATTGCTTTTGCGATCCCCTTTCCCTATCATATATGTATATGCAAACATATTAATAAGTTATGGAAGAAAATAAAACAATGTTTCCCACCGAGGAAGTAAGTTTACCCTCTAAAGGTCTAATATATCCAGCTGATAGTCCCCTTACCAAAGGTACTGTTGAGATGAAATATATGACCGCAAAAGAAGAGGATATACTCACAAATGAAACCTACATTAAAAAAGGTACTGTAATAGATAAATTATTACAATCACTCATAATATCCCCCATTAACTACAGTGATTTAGTAGTAGGTGATAAAAATGCTCTATTGATTGCAGCTAGAGTATTGGGTTATGGTAAAGAATATTCATTTGATATGAATGGTGAAAATCATAATATCGATCTTACAGAATTAGAAGATAAGGAACTAGATCCTAAACACCTTATTAAACCTAACCATAATGAATTTGCTTTTACTCTTCCTGTTATAAAAAAACCAATTACATTTAAGTTTTTAACTCACTCGGACGAAAGAAAAATCGAAGAAGAGCTTAAAGGTCTTAAAAAAATGAAGCAAGAAGCCGGTGAATTAACTACTCGCCTAAAATATATGATACTATCATTAGATGGGGATTATGAGCGTAAAACAGTACGCAACTTTGTAGATAACCAATTGCTCGCTAGAGATAGCAGAGCACTCCGTGAATACGTTAAACAAATACAGCCAGATGTTGATATGACATTTGACTATGAAAACGAAAATGGAGAAATGCAGAGAGGGGTCAACGTGCCATTAAACATTAACTTTTTTTGGCCTGACGTCTGAATATAAAATGGTAGTGTACAATGAAGTACACGATTTAGCGTATCATGGTGGTGGTGGTTTTAGTTATTCTGAAGTATATAATATGCCTATATATTTAAGAAGATATTCTATCCATAGAATAAACGAACACCTTCAAAAACAAAAAGATGCACAAGAGGAAGCTCAAAAAGAAGTTGAATCCAAGTATAAACGATAAGGTGCGCAAGCACCTTTCGTTTTTCTATATTTATAACATATATAATTCAATATGGCAGACAAAACAATAGGCGATGAGTTAAATAGGTTAGGTAGTGAAGCCAGATTAGCTAAAGATGCTTTTATATCAATAAAAGACGAAGTATTAGCCCTAAAAAGCGATATGGGCCAAGCTGCTAGTTTTACTAATGACTTAACAAGAGAATTATTAAAGGGGGCAAGAGCAAGTGATGCTCTTGCTAATGCTACAGAAAGAGCTAAAACCGGAACCGCTTCTACTAAAACACTTTTAAGACAATCTGCTGACCAAAGATCAAGAGAAAAAGACCTTTTAAGCAAGGTAGCAGATCTTCAATCTAAAGCAGCTACAGCTACAGGTAAACAAAAAGAAGCCTTACTAAAGTCAGCTTCTTTAATAGGTGATGCAGCAAGGGAGGCAGGGATACTAGCAAATAATTTTCAAGAAACTGCTAGAGCTAATGCTGAATTAGATTCAAATGCTCAATTCTTTAATAGATTAGGTAAATTATCAAGCCAAATCCCTGGTTTAGGTAAACTATCAGGGACCTTTAATGATGCTGCCGCCGCTATTAGAAAAGCAAATCTTGCTGGTTTAGAAGGAGCTGAAAAATTAAGACAAGGATTTATAGTTTTAGCTAAAGCAATAGGTATAGAATTTCTTAGACAATTATTTGTAGTTAATGATGAAATTACCAAATTACAAAGGAATTTAAATACTAGTCGATTTGAAGCCATAGGCATTAAAACCGAATTTGCTGCGATTGCTTTTACTTCTAATGATGTTGCTGTTAACTCTGTTAGAATAGCAAAAGCAAACACAGAATTAAATTCTCAATTAGGAACTGCAGCAGTATTTAGTGGTGAATTACTTACAACATTCTCAAAATTAACTGAAATAGTTGGTTTATCTAGTGAAGCTGCTGGTAGTTTAGCACAACAAGCACTAATTAGTGGGCAAGAATTTAGGACTGTAGAGGAAAATGCACTTGGTACTTCATTTGCCTTACAACGAGCAAGTGGAATCGCTTTAAATAATAAAGAAATACTCGAAGCTACTGGTAAAGTAACTGGACAAGTAAGAGCTAATTTAGGATCTAATCCAGCACTTATAGCTGAAGCAGTTACTAAAGCTAAATTATTAGGTTTAGAAATAAACAACATAGCAGATGCCTCTAAACAATTACTTAGTTTTGAAAGTAGTATAGGAAATGAACTCGAAGCTGAGTTACTTACAGGAAAACAACTTAACCTTGAAAGAGCTAGAGCATTAGCGTTACAAGGTGATTTAGCAGGAGTCGCAGATGAAATAGCTCGCCAAAATATTAATTTTAGTGAGTTTGGTGCTATGAATGTTCTTCAACAAGAAGCATTAGCTAAAGCAGTTGGTATGACAGCTGATGGATTAGCAGACGCGTTATTAGAACAAGAAGCTCAGGGCAGAACCGCAAAAGAACTCCGTGCAATTGGTAAGGGAGAGTTAGCTGATAGATTAGAAGTTCTTAGTACTCAACAACAAATAGCCCTCTTTATGGAGAAAATGCAAACAGCACTAGGTAATTTAGCTGCCCTTATGACTCCTGTAGTTGACTTTGCGGGTAATCTATTTGGCTTTTTCTCTAGCATGCCAGGACAAATATTATTAATGGTTACATCATTAGCAAAAATAATCCCTATATTAAAAGCAGCTAAAATACTTTCAATTGGTGACGCTATAGCTAAAATTTTCTCAGGAAATGCTAAGTTTGGTCCATTAGGCCTAGCAGCATCGATTGCGGGAGTAGCGGCTTTAGGAGCAACAATTGCTCAATATAGCACAGCAGACGATATGATGTATGGTAATAATATGCTTATTACTAAAAATAAAGGTGCAATTGCTTTAAACAATGATGATACCATTATAGCAGGTACTAATTTAGGTGGTGGAAGTGGAAGAAGTAGTGGTATTTCAGATGAACAAATAGGTAAATTAGCTTCCGCAATTAATAGTAAAGAAGTAAGATTTGATTCATATTCGGCATCAGGCCCACAAGGAATAATAAACACTGAACGGAGACAAGCAAGTAACTTATTTGCTTAATATTTATAACGAAACAACACACAATGGCACTTATAGACAAAAAATCACTTTATGACTTAGTACCCAATGATGGGCCAGTAAGCGAAATGGATGCTTTGCAAGGACCCCAATTTGCAAATCCAGTACAATATTCTCCTTCACTACATGAAAATAGTTTAGAAGGTTTATATGATAGCAGTGTTCACAATACACTCTATGGACCCTCAACTTTAGACATTGATGGTAACCCAGGCCCCCAATTTGCAAATGGTGAAGCTAGTGAAGGTATCCATGAAGGAGCCTTAGAAGGTGTTTATAATAGTAGTGTTCATAATAAAGAATACGCCATGTCTTTATATGATATGGATGGTAATCCTGGACCTGGATTTGCTAATACTCAAGAAAGTACATTACACGTAGATGCATTAGCAGGAACATATAATAGTAGTGTCCATA